CTGGATTTAAAGTTCCATCAGGCATAAATACTCCTTGGCCTGTAGTTGGGTCTGTAATGGTTGTGTTATCAAATGTAGGTTTATTAGTAGGGTCAAAAGCAAGAAGTCTTTTATCAAGAACATCTACTTTTGTTTCAATACTTGCAATTTTTGCATTTGATTCATCAACAACACCTTTTTGTGTAATTGTGTCTCCTAGTAAGAAGTTAGCATAGTCTTTATTAGCACCTTCGAACATTTTATTTTCATTGGCTAATGACGTTTCTATATTATTCATTATATAGCGATTTAAACTATCAAGTGTGGCGGCATTAAATTTCTTAGCTCCGAAAATACCAAAGTCTGCACCACCAGCTAATTCGGCTGTCTTCGATCCTGCTCCTGCAAAGTGTCTAAATTTACTTGAGCCTGTATAACCTGTTTTCTTGGCAAATTCTTCTGCCTCTCTCTGCGATACAAGTTGTACAGTACCGTCTGCTAATTGCATTACCCTAAAGAAATCCTTTGGATCTGCTTTCATTCTACCTGTGTCGATATTTCTAAAACTTCCTCTAACGGCTCTTGCATCAAATAAACGTCCTTGTTGGTCAACGTCCATTTTTCCTTCTGCATATGCTTTTGCGTCTGCAGTAGGTGTGTCTTTGTCTAATCCTGAACTTCTAACAAAACTCATTACGCCTTCTGTTGTGCTTAATAATAGTGCTTTATCTCTTTCTGCCATTGCTTTGCCTAATGCACTATTTGCCGTTGGGCTTGCTTTTGTTCCACCTACACCTAGTAATCCTTCTTTTTCTGTTGTTGCTATTCCGTGTTCTGCTTTATTTATTTGGTCTAATATCTTTTGTAGATTTCCAGCATTATTTACTAGTACCTGATCCATTAATTTTGCACCATCTCTACTACCATCGACAATTTGTCCGTAGTGTAAGAATGACCCTTCAGCGATAGCTAATTTGACTTTTGAAGCATGTTGTTGTGAAGCAGTTATTATTGAATCTCCTGCGCTTTTAGGTTTTAAGAAATCAGGCATTACATCTTCTAAGAACTGTTCTGATAACATCTTTCCTATGCCATCAGTAATGCTTTTCATTATGTTTTCACCAATGTTTTGGAATAGAGAACTATCACCTCGCATTGCTGCTCCAATAGCTTTTCCTAAATCAGATTCTAAGTTTCCGTAAATTGTATTAACAGTCATTGCCATTTGGTCGGCTCGCAATTTTTCTAAGTCTAATAATGCTCCTGCTTTTGCAACCATGTCAGCTTGTAAATCTGCTTGATCCATTAAGGCTTTCATTTTAACTGAATCTGTGTCTTGTTCAGCTAATTTTATATTTGCTATCAAATCATTTGCTTTTCCAATTTCCTTTACAAAGTTTAGTTCTTTTTGTCTTACTTTTAGTTGTCTTCTGCTATTAGCGTCTCCGAATAAGAAACCTGCTGCACTATCAACATCTAAAGCTATTTGTTGTTTTTGTATATCTAAATTTGCTTCTTGTAAGAAATTTAACATCTGTAGTTTCATCATAACAGCGGTTAAATGATCTTCGTAAGGTTTTCCTTCTGATACCAAGTCCATATAGGCTTTGGCTTGTCCAGTTAATAAGTCTATAAGATTTTGATATGGTACTTTTGGTAAAGACTGAAGTAATCTATTATTTTCTTTTATTAGTTCCCCTTGACTTTGTTTTAATGCATCTTGAGCTGCTTTTACAGTTAAAATACTTTTCTGTAGTTTATTTAGTTCTATCTGTTGTTCTTCAGTTAGTCTACCAGTCAGTGCTAGTGCGTCTGCAAAGTCTCCAAATCTGTCATCAATTTCGGCTAACCTTCTGAATGTGCCGACCATTTGCGCTCTTAGTTTTGAGAATCCTTCTGTATTTCTAAAGGCTTCTTTTCTTAATCTTTCAAAGTCTTGCAATCTAGCATTAATATCTGTGCTTTCTACTGCGTTACCTAAGAATACATCTAACTCTGCACCACTAACTAATCCTTTTCTTCTGACTTCTCCCATTTTTAATAGTTCTTGGTTTAGCCTTTCTGCGGACGAAGTTTGCTGTTTTAACAACTCATTAAACTTTTCAGCTTGTTTTATTGCCCTTGCGTTAAAAGCGTTCCCTATAGCTTTAGCTATCATAAAGATTATAGAGCCTACTGCAAAAAGCATACCTACTGTTGACATAAAGGCAAGAACTCCTCTTCCTGCTTTTGCAAATGCACCAGTCACTTTTTCAGCAAAAGTACCTGCTTTCTCTTTGAATATGTCTAACTCAACTCCTGCTTGTTGTAAAGATAATCTCATAGATTTTGTCATCTTACCGTTACCTTTTTTCATATCTTCTAGGATTTTATCCATAGTGACTTTCTGAGCATCATTCATGCCTTTAAAGACACCGACATTTCGTTTCATTTGAGATTTAAGATTACCTATCTGTTGTCCACTTAGTTGTTTTCCTGATTGTAAATCTTTTCCTATTTGTCCACCAAACATTACTCCTTGTCGATCTAGTTCTCCCATCAGATTTTGTTGTGCAATAGGAGTATTTGCTAGTGCAAGTTTTGATTGTCGTAGTTGTTCTTGTTTTATTCTTAATCTTTCTAATCTATCTTCATAAGCCGCTGCTTGTGCTTCCTGAGCTGCTCGTAATTCATGTGTTGCTGGTATTACTGAATTAATAATACCCCCTGCAAAACCAAGTATAGCTACTACAAGAACATCAATATTCTTTTTACCAAAGTTAGCTACAAACTCTGCTACCGCTGCAATCATAGGTCTCATTGCATCAATAGCTTCTTCAAATGCTACTCCTAATTGAGTAATAGAGTTAGCTTGTGGTTCCATAATAGCATTGATTTTACCAAACTTAGTTTCAGCTTGGTCGAGTACTTCGTTTACAACTGCTTGGGATTTTTGATATATGGATAACTGGTTTTTATTTAGACCGAGAGACGCTGCATATTTTGTCGTTGCCTCTTCTAGTCTTAATACGATACCTAGTTCGTCCAATAGTTCTGGTTCAGCTTTGGTAACACCTCTTACCAATCTGTTAAATGAGTCTGTTACATCTCGACCGAGTGCAACTGATACTGTGAAGGCGGCTTCTGATAGTTCTTTTAATTGTCCTGCAGATAGCCCTGCTGCTCTACCTATAGCACCTGCTTGTGCAGCATCACGGAAGTTAATCATTCCACGAGTAGCTGTCTGCAAGTCTCTTGCTAAACTTTGGTAAGCAACACCTGTAGCCGCCGCAAAGGCTAATTGTCCTTCTTTTAATACACGAAAGTCTGCGGAGTTTTTAAGAAACCTGAATACGGCGTCTAATGCGAATAAGTTAGCTGCTAGAGTAGCATATGCTGGAACGAGACCCCCTGTGATCCCTTGCGACATTTTTGAGAAGTTTTTAGAAGCACCAGAAGAAGCCCTTGCAGCTCCTTTTAGTTGTCTATCAGCGGATTGGGCAGATTTTTTGGTTTGGTCTAACGCACCACTTGCCTTCTTTCCTTCATTGATTATGTCTTTTAAATCGGCCTTACCTTTATACTCAATGGTACCGCCATCAATTTTCTTTGTCATTTACTTCTTCATTTTAGCCATATTTTGGGCTCGCTTTTGTCTTTCAGAGACTTTATCATTAATAGAGTTTGAGTTTCTATCATCTATAGCTTTTAAGAACCAAACGACGGTTTTCTTGTCTTCGATTTTGAAAACATCGAGTAGTGTTCCTAAAGCTGCCCAGTCTTTCCCCATAAACATACCACTCATACCATCCCATCTATCTGGTAAGCATGAATGTATTAAAAATGCCTCCTGAACTTCTGCTGGAAAGTCATCCAACTCAGGTGGCATTTTTTCAGGGTCAGGGTCTTGCCCTAACTGTTCACAAATGTTTAGATATTTTGCTAAATCGATATTTTCTGAGAACTTTCTTTTAATGAGAGCAAGTATTAGTTCTACTTGCTCTTGGTAAAATTTTCTAGTTCTCCGACAGTTTCTGATACCCAGTTATCGAAATCGGCAGAGTTCTTCATGAGAAGCTCAGCGTTTTCTTCTGTGTAATCAAGTTCGTCTTCTAGGTTCAATTTGCTTGTATCAACTAAT